ATATCTTAACAAGGGTAGGGATATCTGGTCGGCAAACGGAACTCCAATATTTGGAGTTTCCGTTCCGTTTGCCTGTGTAAGTTATTCAACTTACTGTTTTTTATTTGATTTGGTCTTGCCAATTATCTATTTCCCAGTGTGCGGGATCCCAGAAATTCCAATCATGTCCTGAATCCAATTTAATATTGCGTTTGCGTGCAACTTCTTTGCCGATTGCAACCATGCAATCCCACTCTTTTTTACTTAAATTCCAACCACGGGTTGCGTGGATAATATCCACGGCCATTCCGTACTGATGTGCACCAAATCCTGCAGACGCTTTGCTTCTGCCTTTATCATATAACTCTTGTTGTCGTTCTGCAGATCGTACAAATTCAAACGCTCGGATTGGAATATTCCGTCGCTTCATTGCTTTGGAAAATGCTTTCCAAAACTCAATTATGTCAGGGTGTACCCCTACATAATCGTTTTCTGTCTGCTGAATTTTAACCCAGAGTGATTTTGATGCGTTTGGCTCTGCTAACGATCTTGCCGCTTCTACGTGTGTTTTATGCACCAGTTCATCACGGTGCCAAAATTGGATACGGTCTATAAACCGTATCCAACGTAGAAACTTACTCGGGGGTTTCTCCTGCATCTTCTGCTTCTGCCTCTAATGGCGCTTCAACTACTGTTTCCGCTTCTGCTTTAATTTTTGCAACTTCAGCTCTTAATGCGGCTCTTTCGGCCTCTAGTTGTGCGTTGCGTTGCGTTTCATTGTGTTTCATAAACATCATCATACGATCAAACTCAGTTGAGTTATTTACGCGTGGCTCTATCGATGTAAAACTTGGGTTATCAGTATTTTCAACTGCTTGATCCAAGTCTGGTATATTTACAAATACATCAGCTGATTTTTCAGCTTTAATTTGCACATATGTTGTTGCAAGTGCTGTATATTGAATTTCGGTTTTTCCGTTTGATGTTCCCACCAATACGGCATCAGACATTTTGTTATTGTCTGATACCCAAATTTCAATGTTTGAATTAGCTGTAATTTCAAATTTTACGTGCCTTGGTTTGCTTGATGCAAACTCAATCACTTGTCCTGCTTTTGTGGCTGTCCACTTATTTACGTTGCCGTGTTTAATTCTATTCATTTTTTATTTTCCTTTTTAAAATGAGCAGGGGAGGGGAGGACTCCCCTGCTTTTTATCACTTCACGATACGTGAGGAATCAACTTGTGAAGTAATTGTGTCGTAATCGCTTGTTGCGTCAGTTTCTTGTAGTACTGCACCAAATACAGTGTTTCCTACAATTTGCATGTCTGTTAAACATGTGATTTCAAAACTGTCGCTTACCTGATCAGCAAATACTTTCTTGTGCAAACCTGAGCATAAATAAAAGTCTTCATTTAATGTCGGGTTAGTTGCTTCTGCTGTCCATATTTTTGCGCGATCTTCGTCGTATGCGTCGTTTGCGGGTCTATAGTACTTCCCACCGACATTCACGGCATCTCGCATCCACATATGATTAAGTGGAGCGTAACCGAATGTGCCATCTGGTGTTGCATGGTTTACATCCGCGTGATCATTTTTGACGACATCCGTTTTTTCTGGGTCTAAAAAATCGCTCAGATAGTTAGGTAACGTATCTGGATCTGTTGTGTATAAGAAATAGTCTTTCTTACGTTCCCATAATTGTTCTGGCACAATTTCTGCTGTTATCATTATAACACCGCCAGTGTTCATTGCAGGTGTTCTGAATGACATGTCTATTGTTGCCATACCGTTTGTTGCTGACTTATCCAAGTTTGCACCATCTGTTGCATAACGTTGGTTAAATCCTATCATTGCACGTTGTCGACCCAATAATATTGGTTGTTTTAATGCTTCTTCTGGAACTCTGATTCCAGACATAAGCAAATCAATCACATGTTCGTCGTCTATTCCATCGTACTTTGCTCTTAGTTTAGCAAATGCCGCTGTTTTACGTGCTTGCTCAATGTCAGCTAATGACATTGTTGCGTTTCCGCCTGTTGTTAATTCTGCATAGATTTCGTCAAACAGGAACATATCGCCTTCGTCGATAATATCTGTTCCTGTCATTGCAGGTGACCATGCACCTGAATCAAATGCATGTCCGGCATCACCATCTGCGGTACGTTGTAAATTATAACGTGTAGTACGTGGTGCTTTAATTGGTGCTTGAAATGTCAATCCGGCAAGTGTTACTTGTCCGTCAATTAAATTCTGATCATAATCAGGAACTATATTTTGCATTCCATTATTAATCCAAAACGCGTCAGCTAATGTGTGATCAAATGCGTTTCTTAATGGTAACGATTTTGATCGTGCTTTGCGTCTGTGGTTAATAATTGCATTATATGCTTCAACTGGTGTTGTATTTATATTTGTAGCTTGTGTATGTATACCCAATGTTTGATAAAATTCTTTTACACCATGTTCACTTGATACTGTATCAAATCCTTGCGGATTTAATCCATTACTACTTTGTGCTTCGAAAACTGTATCGTTATAAGCCCTATAATATTTATTTTTTTCAAAAAATGGTATTACGCTACCCGCGGCACCATTTTCTTTTTTATATGATCGGTTTAATTCGTCCATTGAACCGTTAAAACGGTCAAATGCAAGCATTGGGACGAAGTGTGCGTAAAGTGTTACGCCCACACCGTTCATTAACATTTCTGATGTTTCCATCATTTCAATGTTTGCTCTAATTTTACCGCTTCGTACGCCGTCTTCGCGGTGTAACCATTCATACTTCAGTGGCAGGATTTTTCCTGCATCTCCTGATGTTAATACTCGGCCTTTTGCACTACGTACAGATTTCTGTACTGCAATAGGTGAGTTTGGTATCATTTCAGTCATTCTCATTTGCGTTTTCTCCTTGCAATGATTTTAGTTATAATTTTTCGTATTTTTTTACACTTGGCGCACATTATGGAAATAATTCTTCCATAATTTTTTGTTGTTGATTAATTGGTACGCCTGATATTTTAGTGTTATAATCAGGCTGACTTTCCAACTTTGGCTTTTTACGTTGGTGACCAATTAATGCCTCAAATTGTTGCAATGATCTGTCTAACTGTTGACCAGTAAATTCAGATGCTAATGCTTTTGTAATTTGTGCCTGTGTTGGTATTTTTCCTGTTTTTTCAAATTCACCCATTATATTATTCAATGATTTTTTTAGGGCAGGGGGTAACCCCTTTATTAATTTGGTAAATCCAGATGCAGGTACTCCATTTTGATATGAATATTGTAAACCTTGTACTATCATAGAACCCATTGCTTCGCTTAACTGGGTTTCCATTAATTCTGGGTTAATACCCATATATAGTACTTTTTGCTTACCTTCCATACCACCTGTAGTGATTGGAACCAACATAGGTACTGCATGTTTTTGTATAAAATCATTTGCAGAACTTTGTCCTGACATTGATTTTGCACTTGCTAACAAATTTTCAGTACTTGCGTTAATATTTGTAAGCTGTGCTTGTTTCATTTTTTTATTATAATTTGCTTCAAGTATACTTGGTATTCCTTGTGCAAATGTCTGAAAAAATGCTCCACTGGCTAAATTGCCAGATGGACTTTTTGTACTACCTTGTCCGCCTGTTGCTCGTAGTACTGTTAATGGGTTAAACCCATTTTGCTCTGCTTCGCGTCTTAATTTAGCTAAGTCTAAATCATTTGCGCCTTGCATAGCTTTTGCTGTTTTGCGTGCGCCTAATGCGCCTATTGCCGCTGAGGCTATTGCTCCCCACATATTATATTACTCCCGCGTTTAACAACGTGTCCGAGAATAGGGCTAAACCCATTACTATTCCCGCTACTGTTGCTATAATGATGTCTTTTAATTTCATTTGATCCACCTCCGTGTAATAAGGTCAATCGATACTCCCGCTAGTGCGGTAAATCCCAAAACGATACTTTCAGTTGTACCAACTGCAATTCCTGCGCCCGCAAGCGATGCGCCGAGCATTGTACCACATCTAGTGATAATCGGTTTTAAGATTTGTTTGATTAGTAGTAATTGCAATTTTTACTCCTTCATATTTAGAAGGGTCTAACTGCTCAATGGCCGATAATATATATTATGATACCATTATGAGACTCATTGTGTTGACCCATACGTTTTTATAGCTTTGTACATTTGTAAATGTAAAGCCCTTTTTTTAAAAATGTTTCATTTTTATACTTTTAACACCAAGGAACATATGTTTTTTTAGACCCTGACCCCCCAGTAGGGGTGTTTTTCTTTGGTCTATCTTTGCACCTTATCCGCAAGTCCTTGACCCTA